AAGAAAGACGAGGAATAACTAAATGGCAATCTATTTAAATAATAACGTAGGTGTTAAGTTGGCTACTGCGGCTGCGCCTACAACCCCATCTATCGATATCAGCGCATACGTAACAAACGCTGTAATCAACCAAATTGTAGATGAACTAGAAGTAACTGCAATGGGTGATTCAGCTCACAAGTTTGTGGCTGGTCTACAATCAGGTACTTTTACAATCGACTTTATCAACGACTGGGCAGCAAGCCAAGTAATGCAAACACTAAATGCAGCATTTGGACAAACCCTATCAATATCAGTAATTACCGTTAAAGGTACTGCCGTTTCAGCTGCCAACCCAACCTACCAATTCTCAATCCTGGTAAATAACCTAACACCACTAGGTACTGGCGGCGTTGCTGAGGTTGCTACTTCTAGCGTTACATTTACAGTAAACTCCGCAATAACAGTATCGCCATCAGTGGCGTTCTAATTAAGGAGTAACAATGGCAAAGCTAAAGATAACAAGGGCTAATGGAGAAGTATCAGAGCACAAGATAACTCCAGGTGTCGAGTACGCTTTCGAATTGAAATATGGATCAGGCATTAGCAAAGTCCTACGTGAACACGAACGTCAAACAGAGATCTTCTGGCTGGCTTATGAATGCTTACGTAGGGCTGGTGCACAAATACCTTTATGGGGCACAGAGTTTATTGATACTCTGGAAACCGTTGAGGTATTAGACGAAGAAAAAAAATAGTAGAGCGTAATTCAACTTTATACAGTATTGCCGCTTTAAGTGTAGAGACTGGAATTGCGCCTAGCGAGTTTATTAATATGGATGCGGAAATGTACAGAGCCATTGTACAAGTCCTAACCGATAGAGCTAAGGAGATCAAGAATGCCAGCAGAGGTCGTAGGCGTTAAGGATGTCCAAAAAGGCTTAAGTTTTATTGATGAAGATATGCGTTTACGCATTAGAGCTGCTATTGATCCTTTAATGCGAGGCGTAGCACTTAAAGCTAAGAGTTATGTACCTGGTAATGGCGAGGTCTTATCTGGCTGGGCTAAAGAAAGTAATCCAGAAATTAATTTTCGCCCATTTCCTAAATATGATGCTGGTACAGTTAAAGCTGGTATTGGATATAACCCAGGAGATAACAAAGCATTCAAAAATGGATTTAGAGTAAGCAACTATGTTTACAACGTTAGCGCACCAGGCCGCATTTATGAAACTGCTGGCCGAAAAAACCCACAGGGTAGAGCACCATTTCAACAAATAGATCCAAGCGCACCTGGCACATCCTTTGGTGCAGTGCAAGGATTTGAGGGCAAAGTAAGAGCAAAAGAATATACTTACAACAAATCAACTAGAGAGTATGCATCTAATAACCCTTTTGCTGGTTATCAATTTGTAACATCTATGCCAGCACTTACATCACAGCCTAGAATCAAAGGCGTGCGATCTGGTGGCCGTAAGACTAAAGGCCGTTTAATTTACAAGGCTTGGGCGCAGGATAGTGGCAAGGTCTATGAAGCAATTTTAGGTGCCATCAACTCCACAGTTGTACATTTTAACAAATCAACTCAAATTAAGAAGGCAGCATAATGGCCAACGTAGTCGTCTCCGCATTAGCCACCTGGAATGGTAAGGCACTTAAAAAAGGTAAACAAGAAATATCAGCCTTTGACCAATCAGTTAAAAAATTAGGCAAAACCTTTGCTGGCGTGTTTGGCACAGCTGCTTTATTAAACTATAGCAAAAAGGCCGTTAATGCATTTATGGCCGATGAGAAGGCCGCCAAAGCATTAGAGCAGCAATTAAAAAATGTTGGCTACCAATTCAGCGCACCTTCTGTTGAAATGTATATTGCTAATTTGCAGAAAACTAGCGGGATATTAGATGACCAATTAAGACCAGCATTTCAATCTTTATTAACCGTTACAGGTTCAATTACAAAGAGCCAAGAAGGATTAAATACAGCATTAAACATAAGCGCAGCCACTGGTAAATCTTTATCAGAAGTTAGTACAGCCCTAGCAAAAGGTTATGCAGGACAAACTACTGCGCTTGCTAGATTGGGTGCAGGTATAAGTAAGACCACGCTCAAATCAGGCGATATGAATAAGATCCTAGAAGAATTAAACACAAAGTTTGCTGGTCAAGCAGCTGCAAGGCTAGACACATACGCTGGCAAGATGGATCAATTAAGAGTGGCATCCGCTAATGCTGCTGAAACTATTGGTAAAAGTTTATTAGATGCAATAAGTAGTCTAAGCAAAGGCGGCACAATATCTAGCCTTGGCACTCAGATTGAGGATGTGGCTAACTCTGTTTCATACCTAATCACAGGTATTGGTGAGTTAGGCGTTGAATTAAAGAAACTAACTAATATAAATGTGCCGACACCTGGCGGTGGTGGATGGCTTGACTTCATATTACGCAACGCACCAGTAGTCAGCGCATATTACAATGCTGGCAAATCTAAGCAAACAGCCTTTCAACCAGCCAAAGAAACACCGGCCATGGGTCGTATCGCAGCACAGCAAAGAAAACTAGAAGCTGCTGCATTAAAGAATGGCGTGGCATTACGCAAGGCTGAAAACGATCAACTAAAGAAAAAAACCGAGGTAGACAAACTTCAAGACAAGTTTGATTTAGAGCGTATTGGGTTAATGAAGGCATTAGGTGAGGCTACCGATGCTGAAACTAAACTCCGCTTAGAAGCCAAAATAGCCATATTAGATAACAATGAGGCATTAGCCAAGAAAATTAATGCTGAATTAGAAGCTACTAAATCTGTTACAGATTTATCTAAAGCCTTTGGCAACGCTACAGCTGCCTTAGATGCAAACATCGCTAAACTAAAAATTTTAAGCGAGACAATTATTACCAAACTTAACACAAGAACAGCAGAGGGCACATTTAATCCTACTAACTATAATTTGCCTGGACTTCAACAATTATTTCCACCAGCACAAGGGCCATTAGGCAGCATTGATTACACAGTGCCAATAGGTAGTGGTAATCCAGTTTATGCCCCAGGTGTATCAGGCACTCCAATGTCTTATGCAGATGTAAGACTTGTAGTAGATACTTCAGTAACTGGCGACAAGTTCCAGCAACTTATTGCCGAAAGCATTCAAGGTGCTCAACGTAGTGGATACAGCACATCCGCAGCTGGCAGCCTTCCATAATGACTGTACCAATAGTAAATGCAATAATAAATTTTAGCACTGGGCCAAGTTTTGCCCAAGCCATGATTTTAGATACTGGCATACTTGATACAAACGTCTTGGCTGATAGCACAGCTGTGATCGTTGATGTATCGAATCTTATTAATCGTATTGAAACCAACCGAGGCCGTACAGCCCTATCAGATCAATTTCAAACAGGATCATTAACTTTGCGCTTAGTAGATCAAAATGGCGATTTTAACCCACAAAATACTTCTGGTCCATATTACAATTTACTAACGCCAATGCGTAAAGTGCAGATTACTGCTACTTACTCAGGTGTTACTTATCCAGTATTTTCGGGCTTTATTACAAGTTACGTAACCTCTTATCCCACAGAAGCTGAAGATGTTGCAATTACAACCATACAAGCTGTAGATGCATTCAGATTAGCTCAAAATGCTCAAATTAGCACTGTAACTGGTGCAAGCGCAGGCAATCTAAGCGGCACAAGAATAAATCAAATCTTAGACGAGATTGATTGGCCAGCTTCGATGCGTGATATAGATGCAGGTTTAACCACTATGCAAAACGATCCTGGCACAAATCGGACAGCACTACAAGCTATGTTTACTGTTTCAGAATCGGAATATGGCGCACTCTATGTCGATGGCGATGGTTCATTTGTATTTCAAGATCGTGGAGTAACAGCTGGATCAATCGGTGGCACTCCAACAGCCTTTGCCGATGATGGCAGTGGTATACCTTATTTTGATGCATCATGGATATTGAACGATGTTTTAGTTTTCAATAAAGCGACCATTACCAGGCTAGGTGGCACGGCTCAGGTTGCAACTAACCAAGCATCTATCGATAAATACTTTTTGCACTCTTACTTTTTAAATGAGTTACTTATGGAAACAGATGTCGTGGCTTCGGATTATGCCCAGGCTTATGTGGCTAGTCGAGCTGAAACCTCGATCAGATGCGATGCCATCGTTTTAGACCTTTATACCCCTAATTATAGTTCAGGCATAATAGCAGCTTTGAACCTAGATTTTTTTGATCCGATAAGCGTATTAACCACCCAACCTGGCGGATCAACCATTCAAAAAACCTTACAGATTTTTGGCGTACGCATGACTATCACGCCAAACAGTTGGAAAACCACGTTCACCACTCTAGAGCCAGTTATAGATTCGCTGATATTAAATAACAGCATTTATGGCACTTTAGACTATAATGTACTAAGTTACTAAGGAGTAAAAATGGCAGCAGGATTAGGTTTTAAGGACTTTACAACAGGCGAGGTACTAACCGCCGCCGACGTTGATGGCTATTTAATGCAAGGCGTGTGGGTATTTGCGAGCGCAGCAGCTAGAGATGCAGCTGTAACATCTCCACAAGAAGGTAATTTTGCTTATCTAAAAGATACAAATGTAACTACTTATTACACAGGTAGCGCTTGGGCTAATTTAGATACAACTGGCATGACTAACCCAATGACTACAACAGGCGATACAATTTACTCATCAAGCGGTTCAACACCTGCTCGTTTGGCTATTGGTTCAACTGGAAATGTTTTAACAGTTGCAGGTGGCGTGCCAACTTGGGCTGCGCCTGCCGCAGGCGGTGGATTAACTTTGTTATCTACAACTACTTTATCAGGTGCTTCAACTGTTGTAAGCAGTATAAGTCAAAGTTACAAAACTTTATATGTATATGCTTATGGATTTACTAACAGTTCTAGCAATGGTGTATTTAGAATTGCCACAAATGGTACAACAAAGGCATATTTATCAGGCACTTATGGTGCTACCGCAACAGATGTAGCAGATGTTGATTACATAACAAATAATAAGACTTATAGTAAAGACGCTTCATTTTCAACCTTTACAGCTATTATCAATTTTTATACTGAAAGTGTTAGAAATAAACCTGTACAAATCGTAGGTTACACCGACAGTTCATCTAACATGGGTGGCATGATTCAATCAGCAAGCACTTTTGCGGTTAATGAATTAACATTTACCAACTCTGGCGGCAACTGGGCTGGCGGAACAGTCAAGATATACGGAGCATAAGATGACTAAACCAACAATAAGAATCCACAATTCAGAAACAGATGAAGTTATTGATCGAGAAATGACTGACGATGAGTTTGCAAAATATGAAGCAGTTTTAGCAGCAGATCAAACAGAGCTAGCAGAGGCAGAAGCAAAGGCAACTGCTAAGGCCGCTTTGTTAAATAAACTTGGTATTACAGCTGAGGAAGCCTCTCTACTTCTTTCATAATGAAACCTTGGTTATGTGCAGCAGGGGTAGAGCTTAGAGATGCCGTTACTACCTGGTATCCAGATCGCAGGACTACAGCTGATGGGTGGATCGGTGATGCTCGTCATTCCACGAGAAAATCAGATCATAACCCAGACGACACAGGGTGCGTGCGAGCCATTGATATTGATTCTAGGCTGGATTCATCCGAGGGGCTCTCAGTTTATTTGGCTGACCAAATCAGGCAATGCGCAAAAACCGATAAACGCATATCTTATGTAATCCATAACGGCAAGATAGCAAGCAAGATTTTGGGCTATAGATGGCGTACTTACAAGGGCTATAACAAACACACTAAACACATACACATTAGCTTTACCAAGGCAGGCGATAAAGATGGCAGGCCGTTTGATATACCACTACTAGGGGGCAAGATATGAACAAAAAACACAAGGCAGCAATTAAGTCTTATCTAAGAGCTGTAGCAGCATCTGGAATTACTGTCGCACTAGCAATAGTGGCAGATATCCATCCTGCTTATGCAACATTACTTGGTGCAGTAGTAGCACCCCTAATCAAAGCTGTTGATCCTTCTTCTTACAAAGAAGCTGGTTACGGCCTAGATGCTAAATGAGCTTGGCGGAATGGGCATCTTTTGGCGCTGGCGTTATCGCCGTGCTATCAGGCGTGCTAATCGGATTACGTTTTCTAGTTAGAGGCTGGCTTAATGAGTTGCGCCCTAATGGTGGCTCATCTATGAAAGATCAATTAACACGATTAGAACAGCGTGTCGATGATCTCTTTGTCTTAATCAGTAAGCGAT